TAAGTCCTAAACAAAGGCAAGCATTTGATATTCTAAGAGATAAAAAAACTACTGAACTATTCTATGGTGGTGGTGCTGGGGGAGGCAAATCATATTTAGGATGTATGTGGCTTGTATTAAGCTGTTTAATGTATCCGGGTACAAGATACCTAGTGGGACGAGCTAGACTCAAATCGTTGAAGGAGAGTACGTTTCTGACGTTTTTGGGGATACTCAGGGAATGGAGTCTGAAAAAGGACAAAGATTGGAAGTACAACGCAATTGAAGGAGCAGTACATTTTACTAATGGGAGTTCTGTCTATTTGAAAGACCTATTTTTATACCCAACTGACCCAGAGTTCGATTCATTAGGTAGTACAGAGTACACTGGCGCATTTATGGATGAAGTGTCGGAAATCACAGAAAAAGCCAAAATGATTGTCATGTCTAGGTTACGATTCAAATTAGATGAATACGATTTAATACCTAAGTTATTAATGGCGAGTAATCCAGCAAAGAATTGGGCATACAAAGATTATTGGAGACCTTGGTCTGAAGGAAAGTTAAAAGATTTTGTTAGTCCAAAAACAGGATTACCATATAGACAATTTATCCCTGCTTTAGTAGGAGATAACCCATTTATGTCCGAGTATTATGCAGAAAATCTTAATAAACTAGACAAAAACTCAAAAGAACGACTACTTTACGGAAACTGGAACTACGATGACGACCCAAGTAAATTGTTTGATTATGAGAAAATACTCGACATCTTTCTGACACAAATAACAATTCCACCAAGAAGTGACCATTATATCTCTTGTGATGTAGCAAGGTATGGATCAGACAAAACAGTCATAATGGCCTGGAGAAACTGGAAGATAGAACAAGTAGTTGTATTACCTAAGTCATCAATCAAAGAAATAGTCGAAGAGATAGAAAAATTAGCTGGATTCTGGCAAGTACCACATTCAAATATAGTAGTAGATGAAGATGGAGTAGGCGGTGGAGTAGTAGACTATTTAGAAAACTGTAGAGGTTTCGTTAATAACTCTAGTCCAGTTGAAACAGAGTTCACTAAGAAGAGACATAATTATAGAAATCTAAAGACACAATGTTATTTTAAATTAGCCGAAATGGTTAGGTTAGGTCAAATAGCAATCTGTGAAGTTCCACTGGAAATCAAGGAGGGCCTAATAGAAGATTTAGAACAAATCGCCCAAAAGAATATGGAACGAGACGGAAAGATAGAGTTAATCGGAAAAGAAGAAATAAGAGAGAAATTAGGCAGATCCCCAGATTACTCTGATGCAATGATGATGAGATGTGTATTTGATTTGACTGATTATTATACCCCACATATTGCATAATCCCAACATTTATAAAGGTTAAATACCTTAATTGATTAAATTATTAAACCCTAACTTCTAGGGTATCATAGTCATCGAGGAGAGGTGTGCTCGCGAATGCCCACGACCCTCATTGATTGCATACGATTACTAGGCTTAACAGCTTAGCACGTGGTGGCGTGACGGATAGTACCTCCACAAAAGGTAGAGAGCAGGTTCGAATCCTGCCGTGTGCATTGGTCGTTTAAAAGTACGGCACGACACCTTGTCGTAAACTGGGATGTGGGCAGGAGTACCTTTGGTGAACGAAACACTGTAAAATGAAAGATGGGGAAAGAAAGCCCACATCATTTATAATCACAATGGAAATAGAAACAAATGGAATTTGGGCATTCACTTACAAACAAATGGCTGAACTAGTCCGACAAGGTACGATTCCTTCAATGTTATATAAAGTGGACGACGGAGTTTGGGCATGCAGGATAAATTATAATTGAATAATATAATATATATAATATAAATCAATCTATATAAATAACTTTTATCTTAGTTATTTGTGAAACTTAAGTCTAAAGAAGGGGAAAAAGAGGTAACTTGTTATTTGGCGGTAACTAAGGAAGAATACGCGAACAGACAGAGTATCATAGCTGAGGCATTTAAGGGAGAAACCGATGACATCCAAATAAGATTCCCAAAAGGATTAGGCGCACAACATCCATTCAATTTCTGTCAAGTAGATAAAATTCTTGATAATATTGGAATAGCCGAAGCAATGGTCGACAAAATAGCCGATGCAATAGTCGGAGATTTTGATGTTAAAACCAAAGACGAAAATGCCCAAGCAGTTCTAGATGGATTCATAGACGACACAAACTTCAAATCAAAACTAAGACCATGGATTAAAGAGGCTGTCTCTAAGGGAAACGGTTACATGGAATTAGACCTAGAAGATATGAAGAATATTGACAAATTAAGAGTTCTAAATGCTAACGATATGTATGTCAAACGAACAAAGAAAGGAAAAGTAATCGAATACAATCAATTCAAAAAGAAACTAAAGTTATTTGATTCGACCAAAAAACCAATTCCATTTAAACCTAAACAAATCGCTCATTTGACAATAAACAAAACACCTGGAGATCCATACGGACGAGGATTACTTTGGTCAAGTAGAGTAACAATTGAAAACTATGCCGGTTCTGAATTAGATAGACACAAACTATTAAGCCGAAAAGCAGGAGCACCAATTCATGTAAAGTTAGGACAACCTGGTCAAAAAGTAAAAAAAGCCGATATGGATTCATTCAAATCAGACTTACAATTTATGAACAATTCTACTGAGTGGGTAACTGATTCAAACGTAGAAATGACATTAATCGATTTCGCAGGAATAGGAGATAATTTAACTAAGTCTGCAGAACACGATTTAGAACAATTAGCCATAGCAATGAAGATTCCAATGAGTCTAATCGGAGTAGCAAACAACCCAGAAGGTCTCGCTAAAGTAAACGATAAGGGTTGGTTAAGATTCATTCACTCACTTAGAACATTAATCGAAGAGATAGTAGAAGACCAAATTCTTAGACCCGTCTTAAGAAATAACTCCCCCAAGCTAGACAATAAGGTTGAGTTTATTTGGGAACTCCCAGGCGAAGAAGAAAAACTTGCTAGATTAGCAATCGTCAAAGAAACATTAAAACTAATGGATTTATCTCCAGAACTAAGAGCCGCACTAGAAATAGAATATGCAGAGATAATGGAACTAGATGTCGTCGATAAGTTACCCACTCCAGAAGAAGCCCGTAAAAAATTAGATGCCGAAGAAGCAGAATTCAAAAAGCAAGAAGACTTAGCCAGAAAGAACGAGGAGAAAATCAAACAACCAGAAGTACCTGGTGCTAAAAAAACTGCCAAACAAAAAGCAAAAGTCACCCTAGTCCACAAATGTAAACCTATCCTAACAGATGCAGAGAAAGGTAACATGAAGTTATCTCAATATATTAACGTAAAAGAATTAGCAGGCTTTAACTATTCAGATTACTTAGTCAAAATACTACGAAACCTGCGAATAGACAAATTCGAAGAACTACTCGCTACCACAGAACAACAATTAATCGAAGGATTACTCCCCCAAAGAGACGTAAACAAATTAAAGGTTATCCTAAAAGACGGTTTCCGAAAGAACAAAACAATCACACAAATAGAGAGAGACATAAGTAGATCTATTAACTTAAAAGATAGAGTAAGATTCGACGAAGATGGAGTAAAAAAATTAACACTTTCTGCAGATAAAAGACCAATCAATATTGCCAGAACAGAAACAGTCAGATTAGCAAACCAAGGATTAAAAGATTTATATCTTGAAAATGAAATTAAATCTTATAGGTGGCTAACTGCTTTAGACGAAAGGACTTGTCCTATCTGTGAAGCACTAGACGGACAAGTATTTGAAACAAGAGAAGGTCTAGCCGGCCTAAACATGCCTCCAGCCCATAGTATGTGTAGATGCAGTATGGTCGGGTTAGTAGACTGATGCAACTAACTGATTCTAATATTCCTTTCTGTGCTAAGTGTGAAGAAAGGCGTGCAATATCATTACTTAATGGATTATGGATTTGTGGTCAATGTATTCACGAATATAAAATGAAACAAATAAAATTAAATCAGAAGGCATTTTTAGAAGGATGATATACTTAGATCCAGTAACCAAACAGAGAGTAACCTACCAACCAGGCATTGGAGATTTACAATATGCAGTAATTGGTGGAAGCTCAGTAAGCACACAAGTAATCCCAGAGATTGGTCTAAGCGCCGCAAAACAAATGAATTTAGGTAGATCTAATGCACTACAAGGGACAATCCCTGGACTAATGGGTCTAAGAGAATTTGATATAGGTATAACTGGAGAGAACATCCAAACAACTAATCGAGTAAGAATAATTAGGAGAGTAGAAATATGACTGAAAATCCCCGTAAAAAAGAAATAAGAATCAAGATGAATCCAAATACAGACTTCCAAACAGGTAGAATTACTGGTAAGTTAAATAGTGTCATAATCGATTCAGGTGAAGAAGTGTCTGTCACAATTACAAGTAGTTTAGGATATTTAATATTTCACAAATCTCAAACAAGGGGAGTAAACTATTACGCACCAAGGGCTATACTCCAAGGAGCAGTTTCTAATTTAATAGTACAAGACCAATTTGATAAATTTAAGTTAGACGAAACTTTAGACATCCAAGTAATGGGTCCAAGCACAATGAATCCCACTTTAATGAGTCCAAACAACACTGAAGTAAGCATAACCCTCCGGATTGACTAATTTTACATTATATATATTACCCAAATCAATAACTAAATACTCTTTTTATTATAGAGTAGTAGTTTACAATGGAAGAGTTGATGTTAGAGTACTTTGTGCCAATTGAGTCTAGTGCTGAATTAGATGGAGATTTTACTATAAATGGAATTGCCATCAATGAAACTACCACTACAAACGGTCACAAATTCATTGGAGAAGAACTATCTAAAGCCGCACGAACATTAATAGGTGTTCCTTTACTAAAAGACCACAATAATTCTGTTGATTCAATCGTTGGAAAAGTCAACTTAGCACACTGGGACGAAGTACAAAGAAATATCCCCTTCAATGCAGTAGTAAAAGATGCAAAAGTCAAACAATTAATCAAAGACGGACTACTTAATACCGTCAGCGTGGGCGCACACGTAAGACCAGAGGACATTGAAGAAACAGAAGACGGCGACATTATCCCACACAATATAGAGTTCAAAGAATTAAGCGTTGTGGCAGTCCCAGCAGACGGGGGAGCGACTTTTAATGTAGCACTAAACAATGCCTACAAATTACACTCAATAAATGAGAATTCAACAAAAACTGAAAGGGGGGATAATATGACAGAAGAAGAAAAAACAACTGAGACTGAAGAGACTCCAGTAGAAGAGGAAACTAAGGAAGAACCAAAGGTAGAGGCAGAACCAGAAGTAAAGGCTGAGGAATCTGCATTTGAAAGAGGTTTTAATACCGCTATGAAGATAAAGGTAAAAGCAGCTGATGCTGACGAAGAACCAAAAGAAGAGGTAAAAGAGGAACCAAAAGAGGAAGAGGAAGAAACTGAGGAAACCGAAGAAGAGGAAGAAGCTGAAGAGGAATCAGACGAAGTTGAAGGAAAGGAAGGTTATGTCTTTACACAAGGACATAACTCAATTGGAATTCAGAGGAAGTCATACGTTTACTAAATGGCAACAGCAGCAATTTTAAGTAATCCATTGGGAGCACAAGCTCTTATGGATGGAGGCGTACCTAGAACAATTAGTGCTAAAGCACTAGAGACAATTTCTGGAGGTCAGTGGGTTCAGTTTTCTGGAACTAATACAGTAGTTTCAGGAGCAAACTCTTTCGTATCTGAAGATATAACTGCAATCGGGGCAATTAAATCCGAACTTTGTAATGGTCTTGCATTAAACAATGCAGGTTCAGACGAGTGGGTAACAGTTGCAACACGAGGTACATACGCTTGCTATGCAGGTCAAATCGTATCTGGTGGTTGTTTGGTAACACACAACGAATCAGGTGCAGTAATGAATCATAGAGGTACTGAAAGTGGAACTGGAATTTTGAATGATACTCCAATCGGAAGAGCACTTACATCATCCGCATCTGGAACGGCACTTTATACGCTTGTTAGTCTAAACTTGTAAAATGGTAATGACAAAATTAAACGAGTACATAAGTAGGGCAGACGGAACACCTGGACAATCTCTTATTCCGCAATTGATTTTACCAAAGGTAATTGATGAGGCAGAAAAGAATTTGATTCCTAGAGAGATGGCAGCATTCGTTATTGGACCATCTGAGTTTAAGGGTAGCACAATGTACCTAGACTTAGAATCTCCAAATACAATGGATGTTCGAGTAGTTAGTGAGGGGGCAGAAATTCCATTAGATAACATGAGTTTCGATAGTGTTAGTTTTACACCAATCAAATACGGTGTAGCAATTAGAATCACTAGAGAAATGATTGAAGATTCACAAGTAGCTTTACTAGAAAGAAACATTCGAGCCGCAGGTCGAAGATTTGCAGAAAATGAGACAGATTTAATTTTAGCAATTTTGGATACAGCTAACGCAACCACAGCAGGTGGAGCAGCTATAACCATCGCTAATATTGTAGAGTCTATATTTGATGTAAGATCTAATGATTATAGGCCAACGGATTATCTATTAGGAGAAGAGCAATACTCTGACTTAATGAATATTGATACTTTTGTAGAAGCTGACAAGGCAGGTAACACCCAAATGATGGGCACAGGCCGAGTTGGAACTATTTTTGGATTAAATGTAACATCATTTAGTGCAAACGCAGGACCAAATGCAGTAGCAACATCTGGTTATATCTTTGATAGAACCCAGGCTTACGCAATAGCAATCGCGAGAGACATCAGTATGGAGAACATAACTTTAGCATCCTATGATATGGAAGGCGCAGTTTTGACTCAAAGAATTACGGTATCAGCTTTACGAACTAAGGCAATCTCTAAGATTTCAAGTAGTTAGATTTAATCTAATTAAATAAACGCAGTTTGGGGCTTCTGCTAAAATCAATAACCCCCAGTCGCAAGACATCACATTCAATAACAATTGAAAGGGAGGAATAAAAGAAATGGCAACACAAGCAGGCAGTCTATTAGGACTTGTCGACGGAATGGGAAAGGGCGTAGGAACAGCCGCAGCACTAGAATTTAGTACGACAATTAAAGCACACTTTGGAGATCCTACAGATATTTTAACAGGAAATGTTGGAAGTGATATTGTACATGATGTAACTAATAATGATTTTTATATCTGTATTGCACAAGGAGGTTCAGATTGGAACAGACTAATATCAGGAACTTAAAATGGTAGCACCAAATTATTTAATAAATTTGTCTGGTACTACTAGTGGTTTTACTGGAAGTCAGGCAGTAACAGTAACTTTATTGGTTGGACAATCTGGAACAGAGTTTATTCCAATAAGAGTGACAGGCGATGGTACAATTATAACGTCGGGGGTTAATTAATGGCGTTAGATACAATCGGCTCAATAGCTAATTTTATTCAAACTAGTTTCAATAACGTACCAACTGGACTAAGCGGAGCAAACTTAGTTGCAGTCGTAGACATGAACAGACAACATGTAGCAAATTTTACGGGGGAATCTATTGGATCTAATAATATTTCTATAGAATTCCAACCACCAATAGTAAATCTTTCTAAGGCTGATACGATAGACTTCGTACAAGCACAAGCAGGTGGGGAAAAATTAAGTCTCGGTGAATTAAGCGTGGAGGAAACTGGCGAAGTCCAAAGTTCCTCATTTTGGAGGCAACTAGCTGAATCTCAATTAAGAGAGATAGGACGTCAAACACAATTCACAAGAGTATTAGCTTAAATGTTAAAAAGGAGGTAATATGGAAGAAAAATTAGGAATAAAAGGAAAAATAGAGTACGAATTAAGAGACCTAGATGGAAATATAAAAGATTCTGGAACAGTTTACAATACGATTACTAACTTATTCGATGTACACGTCGCAGATCAATTAAGTGACCAGGGAGAAGCAGCAATAGGATTTATGTCTATCGGTTCTGGAACTGGCCAAGGCGCAAGTAGTACCGATTTAGCAAATCACATTAGTACATTGGCTTTGTCTGGAACGATTCAAGGAACTGGTGGAGATGACAACGATGTTGTTTACTCAGGGTTCTGGGGGGCAGGAGTAGGAACAAATACTGATATAACAGAAGCAGGAATATTTCAAGCATCGGGAACTTCTCGAACTACACTTATGACTTACAATGATGGTCTAAGCGTAAATAAGGGGGCAGACGATACTTTGAAAATAGACTGGACAGTAACGTTTGGTGCTAGTTAATGGTTGATAATAAAATAAGTGAACTTGATGCAGCCGTAGGTATATCAGGAATTGATGTCTTTCCTTTTGCCTCAATAGGTTCAACCTTAACGAAAAAAGTAACTTTTGATAATTTTGAAACTAATTTAACCATATCAGGTGCATTAGTTACTGATATATCAAATCTAACTACCGTAAGCGGAGCCGGTGTAGTAGTTTCTGGAGCAACTGTTACTAATAAAAATAATCTAACCACAGTTTCAGGTGCGGGAGTAGCCGTTTCTGGGGCCTATGTTGCTACTTCTGGAGCGTTGGTAGCAGATATAGCTAATCTTGTAACGGTATCAGGTGCGGGGGTAGCAGTAAGTGGAGCGTTGGTTTCTGACATTGCAAACCTAGTTACAGTAAGTGGCGCTGGAGTAGTTGTTTCTGGTGCACTTGTAACAGATATTGCTAATTTAGTAACAGTTTCAGGTGCGGGTGTCGCAGTATCGGGTGCAGGAGCAACACATCAGGCAGATAATACACAAGCACATACAGACTATTTACTAAATAACGCAAATGATAGTTCAACTGGTAGTATAGTTACTGAAGGATTAACTGTCACAGGAGATAGAAGTTCTGCTGATGCTGCTTATGTGCCGATGGTTTTGTATAACACCGACGATACACCCCCAGCTGCCTCTGGATTTCCTGTTGGTACTATTTATGTGCAATATACAGCATGATTAGAAAAATATTTCATTTCTTTTTTCCACACAGAAGTTTGGGGGATAGAATATTTGATTATGTGAGGTTAATATGGCGTTGATTGATGGGCTTGTCCTTTATTATCAATTAGATGAAGTTAGTGGGGCGGTACTGGACTCACTTAGTGCAAATGATGGAACTAATACAAACGCAACACCCAACCAAGCAGGAAAGATAGGAACAGCTTATGTATTTGATGGGACAGATGATTACATTACAATAGATGAAGCCCCGGGATATGCAATCCAAGCTCTTATAGCAGACAGCACTAAATCATGGGCTTGCTGGATTAAGATTGATACAACCTCCGCCAATCCAGGGAGAATATTCACAGTGTTAGAACAGAACAACACTACTAGATGGGGCGGTGGATGGGCTTTTGGTGATAAGAAATTATATGGTAGCTACTCAACCCCGGGACACGGGAGGTTAAAGTCTACTGCGGATTATGATAGTAGTGATGGATGGATTCATGTAGCATTCACACAGAACGGTTCAGCAGTAAAATTATATATTAATGGTTCAGAAGATACTACTGCAAACGACGCCACAACTGATACAGTAGTGGTAGATAGAGAGAGTTTAATCGGAGGAATAAGACAGACAGATATATTCGTAGAGGATAGTTGGTTAGGGACTATTGATGAGTTTGGAATCTGGGATAAGGAATTGAGTTCAGCAGAGGTAACTGAATTATATAATGGCGGGGATGGAATTTCTTACCCATTCGGCGCTGTAGGAACAAACACCCAAATCAACATAGGAGATACATGGAAAGAGATACCAGCAATTCAAATTAATATAGGCGACGTATGGAAAGCAGTCGAAGGCATGCAACTAAACATAGGGGACGTATGGAAGGAGGTATTTTAAATGGCATTATCAGGTCATCAATTATTTCATTTAAATGCAATATTAGCCGAGGCTCAAGAAACAAGGAATCTATCATCAGATAAAAAAGAGAAGTGGATGAATGCAAAACAAATTAAGCTAGGAGAAGAAAGTAAATATCTAGACGCAGTTATCAAAGATGTTAATAAGATTATAAAGGATGATATATTCCCAGATTTAGAAAAACCTTATAAGATTCACGATTATATAGAAAAAGAAACTAAAGGAGATTTTAAGAATGGCTGATACAGCAGTAGCAACATCTGTGAGTAACAATGCAGAATCAACACCTGCACCGTGGGGACCTTACTGGATTGATACACAGACTGCAATAATAGTTTTTGCGGATTCTGGAAACGATATTTCTTTTGCAAGAACTACAAATGGTGGGGCAAATTGGTCAGTCACTCAAATAGAGGCGGGAACACATACAGCCATAGCCGCATGGTTTGATAAGGAAACCCCTGGAAATTCTGGAACACTAGTACACATAATCTGGACAGATGCAGCGGACAGTGAAGTTAAATACGTAACTGTAGATGTAAGTGATGCTTCAGTGGGAACGATTAGAACGATAGATAGTGGATTAACTATAGGAGACACCGCAGAGAATAAAGTAGCGATAACTAAAACAGTAAGTGGGAATTTAATAGTCGCTTTTATGACCCCCGGAGAAATAGAAACATATAAGAGTATAGACTCCGGAGAAAATTGGACAAGTAGGACAGATTTCTACGAAGGAACGGGGTTTGCAGATAGAGATTGGCTACTATTATTTCCATCTAATACTGGTGACGATGACGATGTAGCGGGGGTATATTTAGACATAAGTTCAAGTACAATATCTATAAAAATGTATGATGATTCTGAAAATTCAATTACTGAGACTACAGTATCAACTGGAATAACCTCGGATGAGTTCGCAATAAATATGGATGCCTCGTTAAGATTAAGTGATAATCATATATTAATCGCATCACATACCGATGACGACGATGCTGGTGATGATTTATTGACTTGGGACATAACACCCGATTCTATTTCATCCCCCACAGTAACTGCAAAAACAAATATATTTACAAATCAAGGAGAATCGGGAAAGGCGGCCATTATCATAAATCAACAAAATGATGATGTTTATGTTGCTTATCAAAAAGGCGGAACTTTCCCATCTTTAGTTGATTTAGTATTTCATAAATCAGATGATGGGATGGGTACATGGGGAAGCGAAGCAGCATATAGTGAAACTACCGACGATAATCGTTCATTACATGGTGGAAGAACTATTACAAATTCCGGTGGGAGAATCCAGTGGTCTTGGTATAATGATGATTTAATAGATATATTTGTAAATCTAGTTAATGATATTGAAATAGCGGCTGGAAGTCAAGATTTTACAGAAACTCCGTCTGACTCTATTTCTTTTTCAGATAGTCTAACAGTTACGGGAGATAGAACAATAGCACTAGACGACTCAATAACATTTACAGATTTCCTAGGGGTAGATAAAGAGTATACAGCTTTTTTACTACAAGAAAACGGAGATTTTTTACTACAAGAAAACGGCGATAAGATTGCTTTAGAAAATCAAGACATTATCTTCATTGAGGAGTTATTTGAGACATTAAACATAACAGACAATCTAGTTAGTTCAGCGTCTTTTAGTAGAGAGTTAGATGATTCTATTACATTAGCTGACAGTATTTTGGACTCTCAAAGATTTAATATAATACTTGATGACAATGTTACTTTTACGGACAATCTTGTTAATTTTTCTGTATTTATTAAAGTTCTTGATGATTCCCTGTCGTTATCTGATATTCTAGCTGCAGATGCGGGATTTAATGTAATTCTTGATGATTCTATTACATTTACAGATAGTCTAGCTAAGAATGTAGTTTTCAATAAAACATTAGATGATTCAATAACCTTCTCTGATGCATTAGGTAGGGATATTGTATTCAACAAGACATTAGCCGAAAACATTAATTTCTCTGATAGTTTAGCTGCAGTTACTGGATTTAATGTAGCATTAGATGATAACATTACTTTTTCTGATTCCCTAGTTGATTTTTTTGGAGTTGCTATTAGTTTAAGTGAAACAATGTCTTTATCAGACAGTCTAGCCAAACAGTCGATATTTAACCGAACTTTCTTGGACACTCAAAATATAACAGATAGTTTAATTGACGTAACTGAATTTAATTTTTCATTAGACGATACAATAAACTTAAGTGATAGTCTAGCTAACGTAAGTAGTTTTAACAAAACCTTTTCAGACACCCAAACATTATCTGATTCATTAAGTAAAACATCAACGTTTAATAGAACCTTCTCAGATACTCAAAATATAACAGATAGTCTAGCCAGAACATTAACTTTAAATATATTATTAGCAGACAATATAACATTCACAGATGACTTAGTAGATACCTTATTAAAAATGATAAATATAGTACTAGAGGTGTTTAGATTAGGAGAAACATCATTCAACAACCAGCTAGTAGAAAACGACAAAGTAATTAAATTAAGAAAAGGAGGCGATTTTATAATTAAATAATGGCAATATTTGAAATAAAGAGAAATAGTACAGAACCAAGTTTAGCGGTTAAACTTGTTGATAGTAATGGTAGTCCAATAGACTTATCAACTGGATCTAATATATTCTTTAAACTAAGTACAAACGATAATGCATTTACCCCAGTATTTTCTGGTAATGCTACTATAACTGGCAGTACAACAGGCAATCTTCAATATAATTGGACAGAGGCAAATACGAATAGATCTGGTTTATTCTTGGGTGAATTTACAACTACATTTGAGGATAGTAGTATTTTAACTCTTCCATCAGACAATTCACTAGTAGTTAAAATAAATCCGGATTACGATAACGCATAATGGGAACAAATGCTAAATTAGTAGCAACATTGAATAGAACCATGGAATTAGCTGGAAGACAAATACGTATTAGATATTATACCCCTGTTTATGATGAAGTATATGACGAAGCAACAGAACTGATTCAAAGCGGAACAACTTTATGGACAAGTGGTGTAGTATTTCCAATTAGAGGAAGAGAAGGATCTGAAGAATCTGTGTTAATGAGTCAAGGTAAACTAACTGAATCAGATAAAACAATATTCGTGAATGGTTCAACTGTGTTTACTGGAACAGACATATCAGTTGATATACAACTTGGGAGTCCAACAGGTAATCTCTATACAACTATTCCGGATGGGGGAATAGTATACGAAACAGAAGCAATACCAGTTTACAAGAAGCAATTCATTAGAAAGTTAACTGGGAGCATAATTTAATGGTAAGTAGTATCAACTTGGAGATAAAAGGTATCCCAAATGTTTCTGCTTTGTTACTCCGAAAGAATAAAGAGTTAGGGGTAGGTATAAAAAAGGCACTAACCAAATCAGCAATATTCTTACAAGGCGAAGTAAAACTTTCAATCGCAGGAAAGCGTGCTGAAACTATTAGTGTAGACACCGGTAGGTTTCTTAACTCAGTGGATTTTATTACATCAAATGATTCAGCAATAGTGTTCAGTCAACTACCATACGCAGACAAACTAGAACATGGGACTAACTTTAAAAATAGTCCTAGAAAGCATTTCACTAACAGTGCAGCACGTTCAAAAAAGAAAGTCAAAAGTATTATAACTAGAGAAGTCAGTAAGATTTAATATATATAATATAACTCAATATACTTAAACAAACATAACTTATTTACTCTGATTACAAGCGAGTAGTCAAACGTCAAAGCGATGGCAAACAGAAATACACTCATAAAAGATGTTCTATTCTTCTTAAAGAATGAACTTAGTACTAACATTACAGACCCAATTAGTGCGACTAGGGGCAATTCTTCTAAATTCGTAATGACAAGTTATCCAGAAAGAGAAGTAAAATATCCTCTTATCACATTAGAAGTAAACAATATAGAAGAAACGCGGGCAGGAATGCAAACAACCGCAATGGATATAAATTTAGAGGTAACATTAAGAATCTGGTCAAAATCAATTACTCAATCAGATAAACTAGCACAAGAAATCTTAGACAGACTCGCAGACATCCAATTCACAGATGAAACTGGAAGCATAGACAACGACTTTTACGGTTTTAATATTGGGTCAGTTATTCGAGTAGACGAACCAGGCAAAGGTGCAACTAAATCAAGGATAATACAATTAAGTTATCAATTCTTTAACAAGTAAATTCAAATTAAATTAAAATGGAGGTAAAAAAATCGCAAGATACATTTCAGATACAAACAAGGTAGTAATATTTCATGAGTCAGGTACTTACGGAACACAAAGTGATGCAACTGGATCATCTTTTTGGCCAGGAGAAGTAATGGAGAATCTAATCGACGACAAAGAAAACAAAATAACTAATAGATTCTTAGGAACAAATAATCGAAGTTATGGAGACATGGACCAAGGACCAAACGACGTGACAGGTACTTTAACTATGCATCCACAAGATATGAGATTCGCCTTTTGGGCAATTGGTTCAGGGGCAGATGGGGCCGCAGGATCAAAAGTTACTCATTTAGCTGAAGAAACATCTACAAGTGCATGGCAAAGTCCGTTCACAAGTGGAACAGGTAGACTTCAAGCACCTATTAGTTTTCAAATCGAAGATTCTAAACAGAGTCCCGGTACTGGAGCTAATTTCATCCGAACAATCAAAGGAGCAGTTGTTGATAGTGTAACTATTAATGCAGTTCAAGGTGAAAAAGTTAGTATGGATGTTAATTACATCGGACAGAGTTTAACTCATACGTCTGGTGCAACAACCACAACACCATCCGAAGCAACGAATAGACCATATCTTTGGAGTGATTGTACGTTGACAATGTCAGGTAATACAATCGAAACTGCAAAAGATATTAGTTTCGAGATAGTTAACAACACAGAAGCACCACACTATTTAAATGGTAGTCGAGTAATCGCAGCACCATTCCCAGGTAATAAGGAATATACTTTAAACGTAACCGCAGACCTAAGTGCACCTTTAGCAGATACACTTTATACGGATTTATTCAAAGGTAATGGAGTATTCGATACAACATTTGACTTAGACGCAGATGTCACAGCAGGATCTCAACATACAATATTCTTTTTGAGTGGATGTAGAATAACGAGTATGGAGATTCCTTCTACTACAGAAGGTCCAAGTGAAGTTACTATGGAAATCAAACCACAATTTGTAATCGGCTCAGCATTCGACAGAGTAGTTTACGCAGCATTTTAATTATACTGGGCATTAATTTTAAGCCCAGGCCGAAAGGCAACTAAATCAGGAGGATAAAAAATGAAAAAAGAAACATTGGAAATAGAAGGAAAGACTTATACAGTTTCGGAACTGAAGTACAAAGATGTTGCAGAGTTGCAAGATTTAAGTAAAGCAGAATCCGCTAAAAGACTGTTACAACTATCTACTGGAATAACTGATGAAGAGTATGACAATATTGGAATGTCTTTAGGAATAGATTTAATGAAGTTAGTAAACAAAATCAATAATATTTCTGAGGATTTTCAAACGCCAACTCAGTAAAGAATGAGTTGGCTATTTGTGACTACTTCAAATGGACATTACCAGTAGTCAGAGATTTATCATTATTTGATTACATGGAAATAGTTAAATATTTGAAGAAGGTCAATAGAGAAAACAAAAAGGCAGCCAACAAAGCTAAAAAGAAATAATGGCATTCGGACAAAACGTCGTAGAGATTGTAATAAGGGCAAGAGATCAGTTCTCAGGAGCATTTAAGAAAGCAGGGTTATCCATGCAGAGCTTTAGAAAATCTGCTTTAGCAATGGGTGCAATAGGTGGAGCCATAGCTTTTGGATTAAAAAAAGCAATAGATAAATCAATAGAGTTAGAGACAGCAATGGTAGGAGTTCGTAAAACTACTGGACTATCCGCAGAAGCAATAAAAGGACTTCGCCAAGAGTTTATAGATTTATCTAAGACTATGCCTTTGAGTGTAGTCGAATTAGCACAGATAGGAGAAGTCGCTGGTCAATTAGGTATAGTTGGAACTGAAAATATTAAGAGTTTCACTACCGTCGTAGGTAAAATGGCCATCGCCACAGAATTAAGCGCAGAAGAGGCAGCTTTAGCAATGGCAAAGATTTCTAATGCTATGGGATTGCCTATTGAGGAGGCAGAAAAGTTAGGTTCTGCAATTAACGAATTATCTAATATAAGTGCTGCAAGTTCAAGTGAAATTGTAAGCTCCATGGTCCGAGTAGCAGGTTCAGCAAAAACATTAGGACTATCTACTGAAGTTGTTGCTGGATTAACTGCAGCATTAATTGCAGCAGGTGAACCAGCAGAGAGAGCAGGTACAAAATTAAGAAGTGCCTTTGACCAAGTAGTTAAAAAAATGGAGGATGAAGTTATCCCTTTAATGGGTAAAGATTTCCCAAGAGCCATCAGAGAAAATGCGAACACCGCGATACTTTCTCTTATTAAAAGAATCTCACAGATAGAAGACCCAATAGAACGACAACAAAAAGCTATTGATGTCTTTGGAACGGTTGGAGCCTCAGCAATTAACAAATTATCTAATAATCTCCCAGAGATGAATAGATTAATTGAGGCGGCAGCTGGACAATTTGAAAATGCAACATCACTTCAAGAAGAGTATGCAATCGCAAGTGAAAGTACAGCAAATAAAATCAAACTAATGAAGAATTCTTTTGCAGCATTACAATTAGAAATTGCAGAAGTTTTTATACCAGTTTTAATTCCTTTAGTAGAAGGATTAAAAGGTGTGTTTGAATGGTTTAGTGATTTACCAGACCCAATTAAAGAACTAATAGCTGTAATTGCATTAGTTACTGCGGCAGTGTTTTTATTGGGGGCAGCAGTAGCCATCTTGACTTTAGTTGCGTCTCCTTGGTTATTTCTTTTGTTAGCTATCTCTTTGGCAATCGCAGGGATAATCGTAGGAGTAAAAAATCTTTCAAAAATGATTGGAACTTGGGAAAATCTTTGGTTAGGATTTAAAAATGCAATGATTAGTTTTGGGAATGTTGCAATTATCGTTTGGAATAAAGTTGTTGATATAATTGCAGGAAGCATAAACTTTATTCTCGGCAAAATTAATTTCTTGATTAAGGCCATGAATAAAATTCCTGGAGTAAGGATTCCACTTATCCCAAAAATTGATGCAAGTAAGTTTAAATCAGATTTATTAAAGTTTGACTTTGGTGTTGAACCAGGAATATCTAATAATCGTCAAGGAACTACAGTAAACATTGAGAACGTCGTCGGCATGGACCCAGAGGATGTTTCTCGTTCATTAGCAGATGAACTAAACAATAAGGTAAGTCTATGATAACCACAAAAGTTACAGTTGGTGGGAACGTATTTAATGATTATCGGCACTGCAAGGTACAAAAATCAATAAGTGATTATAATTCTTCAAGTACATTTAAAATAGAATATGATTCTCCTTTTGGTAAACATGCAACTGACTTTTCAGTCGGTCAAGAAGTAATAATCCGCGCAGACGATTCAGATGGAACTACAAAACTATTAACTGGAATATTAGAAAAGATACAATTCAACGGGAAAGAATCCACCCAAAAAGTAGATTTAATCGGAAGAGATTATAGTTTAAGGTTGCAAGACGCAACAGTGGAACCAACAGTATTCACAAATGACGAAATAAGGGACATAGTTAAGAGTATTATTCGAGAGAATGTTTCTGATATTACTACAAACAATGTGGATGTAACAGGCACAACATTAAAACGAATTGTATTTAATCATACTCCTGTGTTTAAAGCATTACAACAATTAGCTAAATTAGCAGGTTTCTTTTTCTATGTAGATGAAGATAGAGATTTACATTTTAAAGAAAGAGAAAATGTGAGTAGTGGAATCACGTTTGATAATACAAATATAAATAAAGCAATATTAAATGAAACTCGTGAAGGAATGACTAATTTTGTTTTTGTATATGGTGACAGAATGTTGGCAGGATTCCAAGAAGAAATAGTATTTGATGGAGGGTCAGTTTACACATTATTATCTAAACCAAGAAATACATTAATAGAAGTAACGGGGGTCCCACAAAAAGGTGGAGTCTTTGAATTAACCGACATCCCTACAAGTGGTACAGATTATCTAGTAAGTTATCATGATAAAGAAATAATATTCGTATCAGGTACAGACGTAGGATATAGTTCTATCCCGCCAAGTGGAGAAAGTGGTTTAGCTACTTATGATAGAGATATTCCAATCGTTAAATTTGGAAAAGACCAAAACAGTATAAATCTTTTTGGAAAGAAAGAAAGAATAATAAACGACAAATCTATCTCTGACCCAAATACAGCATCAGCAGTTCTAACAAAAGAGTTAGAAGATTCAGATCCATTTAAGGGAGTAGAATGTGAAGTAAAAGGATGGCACCCTATTACTCCAGGTCAAACTGCAAAAGTAACACTTTCAGACTTTGATATAGATGAAGACGTCGGAATCTTAAATGCAACATATACTTTTAATAAAAATAGTGTTCAATCTGAAAAGGTAATCCAAGTAAGATTAGATAAAAAGATTACAGACATTACAGACCAAATAACAGACTTACGTTCAAGACTAAATGCGATAGAAGAAGCAGACCGAAGTGAATCAGATGTGATTACTAGATTAGAAACTGTTTCAGAGGAATTTAGTGTAGTTGGTTCTTATTGGGAAGTTAAAGAAAACACTGTAACTGGTAGTGCTTGGCATATATATTCTACAGGATTTATTCCACCAGTTAATCCATTTCATGCTGCATCTGGAACTGACCAAGGATTAACCGCGGGAAGTTTTACGGGGTCAGGTAGTGCATTTGTGATGACAGTTTCAGCAAGTGGAGGATTTTTTTAATTAAATGGCAAAGGAGGATAAATGGTAATGACTAATTTTGGAAGGCAATCAGTAACTTATAGACTTGGTTCTAGTTTACCGGATTTATATATTCAGAATTTTGGAATAGGTTCAGGTTCTGGTACGGTCGCAGTAACAGACATAGCTTTGGTAAATGAAGTTAATCGAACTAGTTTAACAACATCTCCAGACTTTTCAGAAGAACGAAAGGTAGGATTTCAAGCAGATTTCAATTTTTTACAGATGTCTGGGATTCACTTGACAGAATTCGGATTATTTCATACTGCGAGTGGAACAGGGTTCACTGGTTCGATCTGGCAAAGAGAAGGATTTGGTAGTATAGTATTCGACGGAACAAACGAGTTGCAAGTAGTAACAACACTACAAGTCTTAGATAGTGGGACTGCTTAATATATATAATGAAAATCAACATATATAAGTTAAATACCTTACAATAGACTATGGCAACAGCAGAAGGAACTTTCCCAAAAGTTGGTAATGACCCAATTTATGCTAGTGAATTGAATGATTATCACGATGATGGACGTATTCTCCAGATTTATACTGATACTGGATTTGATACATCTCAAGTTAATATTGGAACAGATTCAGAAGATCATGAATTAGATGATATGACTGATGTTTCAAATGGAACTTATGTTAAGATAGAAATTACTTGCCAGTCTTCTATGTCTGTTGGTAAAGCGACATCTAAACTTCAAATTCAAACAAAGGATATAGGTGGTTCTTATAGTGATACTTTTGCAAATACAACTATGTGGGTGGGTAACGGTGCGGATTCAGAGACTGCGATTTATACATTAATTCACTATCATACATTAACTGCTAATGAAAAATCTAATGGAATTAAAATTAAAATACTTGGTCAATCTATCAAGGTGGGAGACGGTTCAACAGACCAAGCTAATATTTCAACAGGAGTAACCTTAAAAAAATAATGGCAAAAAAAATAAATTACAGTGTATGGATTGGTTTAGTCAAGACCGCAAAGAACTCTGCATGGATGTTAGTCCCATTTTTATTAGCAGTACTAGCAGAGGTTCCTATTCAGTATGCATGGCTTGCATCTCCATTAGCATATTTCTGTAAAAACTATTACGAAAACAGAAATAAGTAGGATAAAATATGAAAAGGAAATACATAACTGTTGAAGAGTTTAGTGACTTTGGGGTAAACCAGAAAGAAATGATTAAAGTTCTTAATCATAATATGACCAAATTAGCTGATTCAGTCGTTATTATAAAAGAAAAGTTGTCTGAATTAGTTGGGGGATTTAAGGTAGTAAAAAAAATAGTGTGGTGGATATTGGGTATAATCGCCTTCTTTGTTGGTAGTGCTTTTTTATCTGGACTTGGGGGGGCATAATGCCAGAAATACTTTTAGACGGACGAGGAACGGGTGATACTGTTGGCGTCACTTCAGGCAATAGATTAATGACTGATTCTGTAATAAATGAAACAAGCCCAACAGATGGAACAAAAAATAATCCAGCTTGGCAATTTGATTATATAGTAAGTGGAATTGTCACAGGAATTACAACCGGGAGTGCTATTGGAAGTATAGTGCAAACTATAGGAGCTGGAAGTTTCGTTCAAGTTATTACTTATACAAATAATAATATAGTTAGCATAGGGTCGTGGAGTTAATGGGACTAGATAAGATAGAGGTGGAAAAACATCTTATTGAACATGAGATTATTAAGAATGATAGTCGTTTAGTCGCGAGAGGTATATCAGTTGATGCATTGGCTGGTGCTACTAATTTTAGAATACAATCTCATATTAATAATTTTGCAAGTGCAGGATTACTTTCTGGTGGAGAAATCACCGACGCTGGTAGTGCAAATATTAATGTAGCATCAGGTACTGGAACAATAAGAACTTCTGATAGTCACACTGCAGATTTACTTCATTTCGATTTTGCAGCAAGTAACGGAATCGCAATTCCTACGGATACTATAAGATATATAGGAGTTGAATATAATGCAGGTTCTCCTCAAATAGTTGTTAAAACAACTGATTCCTGGGATACTCATACAGAATTTTCATTAGGAAATGTTGTAAATGAAACTGATACACTTCATATTTTATTCAATCCAGAATTTATCGCTAACTTTGGGATGCATACACTTCATAGACTTTATGAAACAGAACCATTCCAAAGAGCTGACAGATTAGGAGGATTAATTTTAGGAGAAACCGGTACTAGAAATGTTACTGTAACAGCTGGAGAGATTTATGATAGAGTAACTGAATTTAATATCTCAGCAATAAATACAAGCGGAGCTGACAGATTTGATACTTATTCAAGTGGTGGATTGGAAGCAACAGGACAAGCTCAATGGGATAATGATAATTATGATAACGGCGGCACTTTAACTGCTTTGGATTTAAACAAATTTGCAAATTTGTGGTGGTATCTTGAACCAAACGACGGACAATTAGTTATGGTTTATGGTACTGCTCAATATAATACTGAAGGTATGGCAGAAAACGAAGGAGCTCCTCAAACATTACCAAATAGATTGCTTGTTCAGGGAAAGTTAATTGGTAGATTTGTTTTTCAAAAAGGTGCAGCTACAGCTTCCGAAATTGAAAGTGTTTTCTCTGCTATCTTTTCAGCAGCTGGAGTGACTGCTCATAATGATTTAAGTGGAATTCAAGGTGGAGCAGCTAACGAATATTATCATTTGACAAGTGCTGAACATTCTGATTTAAGTGGTGGTTCTCTTGGTAGTTTAACAGAAGGTTCTGTCTGGTTTTCAGGGGTGGGAGGAGTTTTAACACAAGATAATGCTAATTTATTTTGGGATGATTCTAATAATAGCTTAGGAATAGGAACTGATACTCCTGACAGAGAATTACATATAAAACAGGCAGCGGACACTTTTAGAAATGGGTTTAAAATAGAAGGTGCTAGTGAAAATGTTATACAATATATTAGTTCTGGTGGAACGTATACTTTTGATGCTTCAGATGATGCTTCTTTCACTGCAACTAATAATCTTACTTTCAATTCAGGCAGTAATGTGAATATAACTTTAACTGGTGATGATGAATTTAGAGTTAGAGCTAGTGGTAATGTTGTGAAGTTTATTGTTGATACAGGTTCGGGTGATGTTGGAATTGGATTATCAGACCCAGCCCAGAAATTAGAAATTGGTAGTGATGATGGGACTGATAGAATAAGTATTTATCACGATAATAGTAATGCTAATATTATGTGGGATGATGGGACTTTAATTTTATCAACTGATGAAGGCACTGATTCAAATTCTAATGTATTAATCAGAGGGAAGGGTGATGCTATTGGAAGTCTAAAAGTTGAAAATCAAGATAAAGATGGAGGAATTCAATTTCAACCCAATGAAGACGACGCCAATGTTTTCGGTTATGGATCAGCTACTAGGTTCATGATTCAAGGTGATGCTAATATTCCCGTTGAAGTATTTGGAGTCGCAGCAGAAGGGGAGACACCAGAATTTAAAATATCAGGTAGAAGGGCGGGAGATATTAGGAGAACTTTAGAAATAGGAGTAGGTGTAGATGCTGATGATACAGCTTCTTTTGATGGGGTTAGTAATTATTATTTTGATGGAAATGTAGATATATCAGGAGGAAACATCAGAGCACTTAGAACAGAAACGTCAGATCATACTGTAATAGCTTCTGATTATACAATTCTTGCAGACGCTACATCTAATACGGTAGACATAACTTTACCAGCTAGTCCAGTTCAGGGACAGATATTTAATATTAAATGTATAGACTCGACTTTTACTTGTACTGTTGATCGAAACGGAAAGAACATAGACGGAGCGGCAAGTGATATAAACTTGGTTGCTACTGATACAGTAGTACTCCAATTCGATTCAAGCTACGGGTGGGCGGTACTATAATGTCATATAACAGTTCAATAAAAGACGGTAAGTTTTATTTAGATTATGGAAAAGAAGATGTAGATGGAAGCATCCGAATCGAAGTAGATACAGAAATGGATATGGGTTGTATCGAAAAAAGAATAGACGGTCTTTGGCATCCAGCTTCTTTTGAGACAGGACCTAATTCTATGTGGGTTGGAAGGAATGTTGGTATAGCAGGTATAGGGCATCATTTGACGACAGAAGCTATGGAAACGCATTCACATTTTCATGCTCATAGTATGTATGATGGGGAAACAACTATTACCGATACACAAATGCTTAATATTTATAATTATACAGAACGATTAGTTTTTCAGCCAGATGATTCAGGGAGTTGGACTGGAACAACTTATGAGTTTATTTCTCCAGCTCCTACGCATTCTATTGTAGGAAAAGGGTATCTTCAGACAGATACAACAGCAGCAACTCAACCAGTTAGAATAAGAACTTGGGCTGGAACAGATGACACTGGTTTTTTAATTTTTGATCAAACATATCCAGCAAGTAATTTTCCAGCATCATCTGAAATAAATATAGAGTATGCTGGATATTTAGAATTTGAAGCTGGAAATAATTATTTTACAAGATATAGTAGTGATTCTGATTTTTCGCTTAAAACTAATGCTGGTGGAACATTTCCTTGGGTGGCAGCAGATTTTTCAGATGCAAGAGAAGAAAATCTACTACAAACAATGGGTTGGGAAGATGGTTATGATTATTCACTAAATCAATACTTAATTTACGAGAGACAAATTTATATCTGTAATACAGCAGGAGTTCAAACAGGAACATGGGAATCTAATTCAGCGTTATGGGATGAATTAAGTGGTGAGGTCACAGATATATGGAGTAGAACTGGAACCGATGTTTATCTAAATAATCTAGGAGATAAGGTAGGTATAGGCACAAATGACCCTACAAATAAGCTTGAAGTTAATTTAGGTGGAGCAAATCAACAAGGAGCTATTAGTTTATTATCTGGAGGTTCTGGTAATTTTGTGTCTTATGGATTAGGAAGAACAGAAAGAGAATTTGATATTGCTATTGCAGTAACTAATAATAATTGGGTAACAGGAAGTACTCCAGGGGATGTTGTTTTATTTACTCACTCGAATGATTTATTTTTGAATACCTTTTCTGGTGGTGATCCACTTATAAAACTTCAAGATAGTAATAATAGAGTAGGAATTGGAACAACAAGTCCAAGTCAAAAATTAGATGTTGGTGGTAATATTGGTTTGACAGGTGACATTAAGATGAGTGCTGGGGGTCTTCTGGATTTCATAGATGAAACTGGTTCAAAAATATGGTTACACGGTGCTGAAAATTATGTAATTGGTGTCGAGTCTAGTGAGTTAAGACTTTCCGCTGGTACGAATGCTATGACTACATTTTATACAGGTGGATATAGCGGTTCAGAAGTAGCTCGGATAGAATCAGACGGAATGATGAAAGTAACAGGAGGAGTAAGGGCTCCTGAATTTTGGTCTAGTGGACTTCTTAAAATTCAACCAGATGTTCAAGGAGATGTAGAATTATTTGGTGATACTAATGTAGCTAATGATTCAAATGGTAAAATATTCAAAGTTTGGAGAAAAGCGTCTGAAGGGAATAGTTATCTTAGGTTTTATGGTCTTGCTAATGAAGGTATGATGATTCATTCTAGTGATAAATTAACTTTACAAGGGCAAGTATCGTTTACTATTAATTCTGTTACTGATGATATATTTTTCAAGGTTGGAGATAATGCAGGAAACAAGAAAGTTTACTTTAGAGATAGTGATGGAACTAATGTTGCATCAATAGATAGTGATGGAAATTTGAATTGTAATGAATTAAATACAGACAATGGTGCTACTATTTCAAAAGGATTAGAAGTCGGGGAAGGATTAACTGTACTTACAGATGGTGCTGATATTACTGGTGACGTAGAAATTGATGGAAGTTTGGGAATTGGAACAGATAACTTTGAATATATTTTAAATTTATTATCAACTGACCCAATAATTAAATTAGAAAGTTCAAGAACAATAATGGGTTCAGGATATAATGTTGGAGCTTTAGTTTTTAGTGCTGGAGAACTAGGTCATTCAGAGGTAGCACAAATTAGAATTGATGCATCAGAAGACTGGACAGATACTTCTTCTCCAACAGAAATATCATTTCACTTAACAGCCGTGGACGCAATACAAGCAACAACAAATGTAATGAGAATGAATGCTATTGGAGTTGCAATTCATAGAGACCATGACATACAACTGCCTTTAGAAGTAGAAAGTGCTGACGATAATCAAATTATGTGCATAGATTCTACGGCTCAAGCAGAAGGAGTAGGTGGAGGGATTGCATTCGGAGCACATTATACTGATGCTGATGATGAAGCTATGGTTGCAAGAATTGAAGCAGAGAAAGCAAATAGCACAAGTGGACACATGGGTTTTAATTTGGCTATTGAATCAACAGATGACGGAGGTACACTAGCCGAAAGAATGAAATTTACTTTTGATGGAAAATGTGGGATAAATGTAACTCCATTTAGTTCTCCAACAAAAACTTTAGATGTATTCGGTGACACAAGAATAAGGGGAGACTTAACTGTTGATGATAATATTATAGTGGGCGGAACAGTGGATGGTGTTGATATAGCCAATGATTTAGCCCCATTAAATTCACCATCATTTATAGGGGGTGTTACCATTAGTGGTGATTTAACAGTTGACACAGATACACTTTATGTCGATTCTACAGATAATAGAGTTGGAATCGGAACAACCGATCCAAAAGAAGAATTGCATATAAAATCAGACCATCCTACAATTACATTTGAAGAAGCGGATGCAGGTTCTAATGAAAAGGTTTGGGAATTTGGTGCGGCTGGAGAAGAATTTTTATTTAGAACTGCAAATGATTCACATACTGGAAACCAAACTATTTTTAAGGCTATAGATAGAGGCGGAACATCTGTTGGTACTTTTATTATTCCAAATGCAAAAGTGGGAATCGGAACTAGCACCATTTCAGGCGAGCTTACTATCGACCAATCAAACGCCAGCGGAGAGATTCCAGTTCTCACACTAGACCAAGGAGATGTAGACCAACATTTTATTGAATTCTTAAACGGAACAGTTTATACAAGTAAAAACGGTCAAGATGAATATCTTAAAGTAAAAGTGGGTGGAAATACAAGATATTTAAGATTATTCAATTAACTAAATGAGGGGGTAAAAAAATGACAGTAAGAGAGAGAAAAGATAACTTAGAACAATTTGAAGTATTTGAGTTAGTTGATGCTATTGATAAAGATGATAAAGCAGTTCAAATAAAACAAGTAAGTAGAACTGTAACGATGATTCAAATAGACAAACAAATAACAAGGTATGCTGATGAGTTGGCTGAGTGGCAAGGTTACAAGGACGAGATAATAGCATTAAACTCGTAATCCCAATATTTAAATAGTTTTACTTTTTAAAAATATAAGGAGGTGAAAAATGAAAGCAATAAAAGACATGAGTGTAATTGAATTGAAAGCAGTAGTTTTCGACTTATCTGATAATATTCAGAGAGGACAAAACGAGATGATTCAATTGAGGCAGATTATACTTCAAAAACAAAAAGAGGAAAAACCCAAAGGGGAAAGTAAAGATGTACCAGAAGATACACCCAAAGAGGAATAATCTAAATAAAATGGAGGACAAAAAATGGAAAATACAATTGTAACTATGTTTGTTATATGGGCTTTATTAATCGGTTTTGTAGGTGGTTATGTAGTTAGCCCAGCTGACACTGAAACAGTATACGAAGATAAGATAGTTGAAGTTCCAGTTAATGTCTCCGTCGAAAAGTTGGTAGAAGTACCAGCACCAGATTTGTTAAGTTTAGCAGTAGATGCTTTCTTAATTGCAGTCGAAGACGAAGAAGATGAAGCTGGAAATGATGTTGACGTTATAGGCACATACGATTTTGACGAAATCGAAGTGAGTAGAATATATGATGATTATTCTGTAACATACGACGACGATAAAACTATTGTGGGCTTTAAGATCAAACTTCGATTTGATGAAGAAGGCGAAAAGTCAGAGAAACAGACATACGATGTTTCAGTAACCTTTGAAGATGATGAAGATACTGAAGTTAAAATAGATTAAGTCTTGGAGTAACTGCCACTCTTTAACTCAGCAGTCGTTGAATCCACATCGTTACCAAAGGAATCTTAATCTCAACATTTATAAATAGTGTTTTATTTAATAATCTGTGCCTCTGATTCAACCAAACCGAGTTTGGGAATTATGCGATAAATCCAGATAGGCAATCTGGCGGGTTACGGGAGTGAAACAAACAGTGTCATGTCAGTTATGGTCGACACAAATATTGGGGGATTTAAGTCGTAGGATTATCCTCCATCCGAACAAAATGTGGGGTTGTTTGTGAATCGGTATGAAGATACTAGTCAGTAATCAATGAATCGTGGAGACGAAGAGAGAATGGCGATTAACCCTGCAAATTATAAAGTTAGATTTACTTAAAGACGACTTCCAAGAAAAGGTATACTGGTATGCCAGAATCACTGGAAAACCATCGTTGTAGCCAAAGTCCGTAGTCGGGATAGCGCTACATACTCCGTTTTCAACATTTGTCGTCGGTGGTTGTAATAATCTGTGAATTTGAAAGGTTCGCACAATCAAAATAGAAACATTTATAAAGGTATTATACCTTGATTAATTATGAAAAAGAAGTTGATATTAATCGGATACCGACACCCAAGCGTTAGGCTATACAATCCGAAAAGAAATAAGCGAAAGTTTATTGGGATGTTAGTGTTCGTTGGAATCTGCTTAGTAACACCAATGACTAACTGGTTAATCCCCGTCGTCGGAAAAGTAATAAGTAAATTTAACCCCTTATGGATTTATAATTAATATGAAATTAACAAAAGAGGAGAAAATGAAATTGAGAATTTTGAGAATTAAGAGAAAGAAAAAACAAGGGGGAGAAAGGGCACGTGATGAGAGATGGATGAATTTTCTTGACGCTTGGTGTGGTGAAGCATATAAAATATATAACAAAAAGATGGCGGAAGAAAAAGAGAAAACTCTTGATTCCTTTATGTTTCGTGGGAAAAAGTTTTTATTTTATAATCCGAAAAAGAAGGTGAGAAAATGAATAATCCGGCAACTAAAGCAATCAAAGATATTAAAGAAGCGAGTAGATTACCTAATCGAACTAAAAAAGCATTAGCTCCCGAATCAGAAGAAGATTTCGCACCTGTATTGGCAGACGAATCTGGAGGTAAAGATGGAAACTCATGAAATTGAAAAGGAAATGATGGACGCAATAATGTATGCAGATATGGATGAACCAGATTTTTGGGCAACGTCTACGATAAGTCCACAAGAAGCATCAGGAGTTGCTAAAGCATGGGAACTTATTTACAACATGAGATTAAAATCTGAGAAGAAACAAAAAGAATTTGTTAGAAAATTTGACGAGGTTCAAAAAGATGGCAAATAAATGTGAAAAATGCGGAATAGAAATATCAGAAACTGAATCTGAAATAAGTTATAATAAATGTAGTTATAGACTTTGTAGAAAGCACACATTGAAGGCAATGGAATTATTATTAGAGTTCGTATCTGTTGGGGAAGGTGTCGCATGAGAGAATTGAAATTTAGACATTGGAATACAATTCATAAGGATATGAATTATAAGGGCTGTATGGGTACAGTCGGAAATACTATTGTCCAAGATGAACATAATATAGTAATGCAATTCACTGGAGTAAAAGATATGAATGGGAAAGATATTTATGAGAATGATATTTTAAAAGATGCAGATGGAGTTATCTGGGAAGTAAAATATTTGATGGCTGGATTTTCTATGTATTGTACGTCTGATCAATTATTCAATAAAGCATGTTCAAAAGAGAATACAGAAGAAGAACAGATAGCATTAGATATTGGAGCATGGTGGGCGGGTACTGAAATAATTGGTAATTCATACGAAAACCCAGAATTACTAAAAAGCGACGCACAACATGCGTTAGGCGACGGAGGATCAGAATGATTCAAGACACAACCCTCGAAGCATATCATAAAATAAACCCAGAATTAGGTGAACGTCAGTTACTAGTATTAAACGCACTAAAAGAATTAGAATGTGCAACTAACTCAATGATTTCCCAACATTTAAATATACCTATTAACTGTATAACAGGTAGAACAAATGAATTACGTAAAAAAGGATTGGTCAAATACTCACACATGAGTTGGTGCCCTATCACAAAACATCATGCTAATTACTGGATGGTAAATATATAACCCAACTCAAAGTTTAATAAGACAAACAAATTAAACTTACATGAACTTAGAAAAAATGATAAAAAGAGCAGTGATACTACCAGACGTACATTTAACTGACAGTGTACCGACACCTTACTTGACTGTAAAGGGATTCATCAAAGACTTCAAACCACATGAAATTATATTATTAGGAGACTTTATGGACATATCTTCACTTTCCGCATGGGACTACGATAAAAAACGCCCAATGGAAGGTCGTAGATTCAAAAAAGAAGTCAACTGCGCAAACCGAGAGCTAGATTTCTTACAAAAACATACAGAAAAAATTACTTACATCGAAGGAAACCACGAAGATAGAGTAAATCGTTACTTAGACAAAAACCCAGAAATGGAAGGAATGATTGAAATCCGAGAAAATCTAAGATTGAAGGACAGAAAAATCAAATGGTGGAAAATGAACAAGTTGTATAAGTTAGGTGACATGCATTTCACTCATGGAATGTGGACTAATAAATACAACGCACAAAAACATTTAACTAATTTGGGATGTAATATTACTTACGGTCACGCACACGGAACCCAAACAGCAATGCAAAATATGGCCATGCAGAAACCTTATATCGCTTATGCACTTGGATGTCTATGTGGACATGAACCAGACTACTTAAAAGGAAGACCCGCAAATTGGATTAATCAATTCGGAGTGATGTATTATGATACCAAAAACGGAAACTTCAATTTGTACCCAATCAATATAATCAAAAATAAATTTGTATTTAATGGGAGACTATATAATGAAAAGAACTAGATGTGAAATTTTTAGTAGAATTTGTGGGTATCTAAGACCTACAGACAGTTGGAATGTTGGGAAACAACAAGAATTCAAAGATCGATTATTGTTTAAATAGAAACATTTAAATAGTCTGTTTTCCTTAATAATCTAACTAAAAAGGAGGTTAACATGGAAAAAACAGATAACTGGGCAGCATTCGGTAGTGAATATCTTAAGGCAGTAGATGTCTTAAACGACACAGACGAATATGCAATCGTTAATGTAAGTTCAAAAGAAGAAACTCGTAACAACGTTACAAAAGAAGTCTTACACTTACACTTAGAACGTGGTGATTTTAAAAAGTTATTCGGATGTAATGCAACAAATACCCAAGCGGTACAAGAAGCATTTCCCGAAGGACCAAAGAATGCCATCGGTGCAGTAATAACTTTTAACAAAGTAGACGCACAAAAACCTGGAACCAATCCAATAGAGATTGTAAAAGGTTTAAGATTAGTATTCAAACCAAAAGAACAAACTGAACCAGCAGAAGTAGATACTGACAATGCAGGTTTAGACGGAACAACAATGTAGTAATACATTAATTTAAATTTTTTCATTATTAAAACCATCGGGGTGAAAGGCCCCATTCATATTCATTGAGAATGCTAGGGACAGGCATCCGGAGCAGAGAACTAGGTATCGATACTGAGTATCCATCTCATTGATTGCACACGAAGGACATTCAAAGTGCGGTGTCTTGGAACTGTAAAGCGCAGAGCAGGTTCGAATCCTGCCGTGTTGCATTGTGGGACAGGAACGTAGCTAGGAATGGCTAGGTGGGATTCCGCCATAGGCCTGGGGGTAATTGCCCAGGTCGCAGCCCACATCAGTTATAATAAAAAGAAGATGATAATACCAAACAAACATACAAACAAAGAAGGTGACATAGTATTCGAAATAACACACTTATCTGAAAGTTCCAAAGAACTGAAGAAAGATTTATTCGATAGAAAGACATATAATAATTGGATTACTATTGACCCAATAACTAACTTAATCATAAAGTCAGAATGTGATTGTTATGATTTCACTGTCACAAAGGGTAAAACGGAACCATGTAAACACCTGCGTGAATCAATTGGATTATTAATAAACTATGGATTCCAAACGCAAACTGCAGATAAGGCGAACTTGGAGGTTGAGAGATAATGGGGGGAGCAACTTATTGTGGAGCAAGTCACCTAGACTTTATTAAATTGCCATTAGAGAAAGGAAGAAAATTATGCAAAATTGAGGTATGGAATAGGAAGTTTGATTCCAAGATTGGAATTATTCATTGGAGGGGTGGATGGAGGCAATATGTTTTTCAAGCTGACCCAGAGATAGATATGAGTCGTAGCTGTCAGAAGGAAATAATAAGTTTCATTAACGGACTTATGGAAGGTTGGAGAAATTCCCATACTAAACAAGAGGCGAACAATGGATAAGAAAGAATTTATGAAAGAAGTTAGAATTGTAATGAAAATATTAGGTAGAAATTATATTCTTTATGATGGAAACGAAACATTAAAGCTTGGGATAATTACAAGAATGATTGATGATAGAATAGAAGATTCCCAGAATATCAAAGATACGTCGCAAGGGGAGGAGAAATGAAAATTTTACAAAAAAAAATAAGTTATGATACTGAAATCAATCAGTATTCTTTTGGCATACCAAACTTCTCTCGAAGTATCTTGCAACACGCCTGTGTAGTCAATGAGTGTCGACTTCCTTCACCGTGTTGTCTGTTAGCCGTTCCCATCAATGTTTCATCAGGGGTTAATCCAAGTTGCTTACAGATGTCTTTTGATAGTGTACTAACACTAACTCTTGGAGAAGAGGGGTCTTCAGTAGTTTCTCGATACCCAAGTGATGTTCTAACACTTTCCTTATCAAACTCACAACCAAAAGATGTTGCTATAGCAATCGCCCAAGCAGGGGTAATACTACTACGAGATTCATCTTCCATCTGTAAAATAGATACTTGCGGGGATTGTTCTGCAGCTTCAAAGTCTTCGACTATTTTGCCTTTTTGTTCCATGTTTTTTTGCCTCCATTCTAATCCTATAAAGGCAACTTCCTTATTAAATGTATATGAAAAAACAACCCCACAGCGACGCTGTAAACCACTTTCTTTTTTTGAGTGGTGTTTTGAAAGTCCAGAAAATAAAGTCTCTTACAATGAAAATATGAAAGATGCGTTTTCGCAAATTGTCCAGGAGGCGTCGAAATGACTGCAAAATCTTACTCCCGTGGACATCCAATAGAATATACTAAAAATGGCTGGGTTTATTCAGATAATAAAGAGTCAATAAAAAAAGAAAGACTGTGTATAAGATGCAAAAAAATGCCAACAAAAGATGGTCACGACGCATGTCTTGGTAAAATTAAAGGAGTTAGTAGTGCTTGTTGTGGGCATGGAGTTGAGCCTGGTTATTCGCAAATTCTAAAAAAGGAGAAACAATGGGAATAAGCGCTAAAAAAATAAAACTACTAAGAGAATTTGTAGACTTCACTTGCGAAGACTGTCACAAAAAAGAAGGAACTCCACTAAAAGACGGAAAAATAGTAAGCATACTTACACCACATAGACTATGTAGAGGATACAAGGGCGGAGAGTATATAATCAGAAATATTAAAATGATGTGTGTTGAATGTCACAAAAACCATCACTATAAGGAGTTTTATGGATAAAAGAAAAGAAGCAAAAAAACAGTTGAAAAAGAAAGACAAAGAATGGGCAGATGAAATCAAAAAAGATAAAGGATGTATAATATGTGGAAGTAAAATAAGACTAAATGCGCATCACATTATTCCGAGAGAGATAAAAGATACCAGACATGACTTACTTAATGGAATTCCCCTTTGTCCAAAACATCATAAGTTTGGGATGTTATCTGCACATAGAAACCCTGCATGGTTTATTTTATTCTTAATGAATGCACGACCAGAGATTTACAATTATATAAAAAACAAAGAGGAAGTATGGGACAAGCAGAAGTAATGGATTTTTTAGAAGGGAGAGATTGGACTCACACAAACGAAATAGCAAAAGCATTAGGACAAAAAATAAATATTGTGTGCACCTCCACAAGAAGGATGCATAAATACAATGAACTTCTAAGAAGAGACGCAGAAAGGGGGTATGAATGGAAACTTTCCCCACCACAATAAACGCAGTATTATTCCATGGTCCCGAAGATATTGAGATAATTCCTATTAGAGTAACAGAACAAACTTACAGAAAAGTAATCAAAAAGTTACAATCAGAAAGACAAAAGATGATTGGGTACCTTCGAGAACTAGAATCAAACGGACTAATCAAATCAATTTGGCGACCCAAAAACAAACAATTAAAAGCCCAATTAAAAGAACTAGTCAAGATAAAAAAGGACATGAAGAAGAATATTGAGAAACTAAAGGTGATTTACCAATGAGATATATATGGATGGAGCAATTTGGTACTGCCTGCCTAATAGAAGAGAATATATGTCCTGAATGTCATCGCGTTAAATTACGATGTGAAGAACAGATTTTTGTATGGGTAGATACTTCTACAGGGGGAGGTAATATTTTAGGACATGCAATAGAAGATTCTCACAGAGAACATATTTGTAGAACTTTAAACTCAATAGATGAGATATGTAAGGCATATTGGGTATTATCTCATTCAAACTATATCATTTAGCTGAATCCCAACATTTAAATAGTACTTTATATATATTTCTTTATGTATAAGCTACGTAGTATAGCTTTTCAAAAGAGTGGTGACCCGGTGTTAGGACTAACATGTCCAAATGAAGTTGCAATCTTATTTGAAAACGCCAGTTTTTCCGTCAGTGTATCAGGAACATGTATAGTATACAGTTCAGGAACTAAACAAACAATAACAAAAAAAGAGGTTGAAATATATAAATATGAAGATTGCCGTGTTGAGTGATAGTCCAACAATTTGCACAGGTTACCGTAACCAAATGACTCAGATAGTCAGACATTTAAAATCCCAAGGACATGAAATAATGTACCTTTCAAATGGATATATGGGGGCGGACATAGAAAAATTAACCTTAGTCGGTGGTGAAGAGTTTGATTATCCAATAATCGGACACGACCAAAACGATGCATATTTTAATCGTACAATGTCCCAAAGATTAAAAGAATTCAAGGCAGACAGATTTATAATATTACTTGATACGTTTATGTTATATCCTTGGTTACTTGAAAGAGACCTCTCTCCGGCGAAATCATTCTTTTATTTTCCATCTGACGGCGGGGGCGGACTCCCAAAAGGATGTGAACAAATATTAAGAAAAGTAGATTGTCCAATTGCTATGGCTGAATTCGGGCAAAAACAAGTAAAAGATTATCACAACTTAGATGTAAAACATATCCCTCATTGTGTAGACGCAATGTCTTTCTATCAATTACCCCAAGACGAACGAACAGAATTAAAAAAGAAATTTGGTCTAACAGATAAGTTTGTAATAGGGGTAGTAGCACGTAACCAACCAAGAAAAAACTTAGATCGAACGATTAAAGCAATGAGACTAATAGCTGACAAAATTCCTGAAGCCGTATTATTTTTACACTTAGATCCAGACGACCCAGCACAACCAATTTGGAAAATTAGGGAACTGGTAAAAAAATTCAACCTAGAAAATCGTGTAGTTTATTCTGGAATGAGTGCAGTAAGTGGTTTTCCTCAAAATCAAATGAACGAAGTATACAATGTAATGGACTGCTTTCTTCTCACAACATCAGGCGAAGGATTCGGTATTCCAATCATAGAAGCCATGTCTTGTCAGGTTCCAGTAGTCGCAACTGATTATACTACTACTCCAGAGTTAATCATTAAGAATAATGCAGGACTAGGAATCAAATTAGCGGGAGTCGAACAGTTAGACTTATTCGCACTTAAGTCTCAAGATTACGATAAATCATCTTTTAATGGAACTCAAATTGGTTCTTGGGAAGTAGAAAGAGGAATCTGTGACATCGAACATGCCGCAAGTCAGGTAAAGTTCCTATATGATAACCCAGTTACAGCCAAAAAAATAGGTTCAAACGGACGAACTGCTGTAGTGACTAAATATAATTTACCTGTTGTAATGGCGCAATGGGATGAGGTGCTTAAATGAAATATATCATCTCGGGAAGTGCTGGATTAATCGGTGAAAAGTTAAAGGAACGATTAGACCAAGAACATGAATGTGTAATGGAAATAGATATGCGTAAAGGGTCAAACGTATTAAATTTAGACTCAATTAGACTAACCCAGAAAACTCAAAACACAGACATCTTCTTTCATTTAGCCGCGCATTGTAAAATAAACGAAGGAACACTCAATCCAGAACTACCACACATAAATAACTGTCAAGGAACATACCAAGCATTAGAGTTCTGTCGTAAGAATGATATAAAGAAATTTGTTTACATGAGTTCTAGTAGAGTATTGTCCAAAGAACAAAATCCTTATACTGCCAGTAAAATGTATGGAGAACACCTATGTGAGGCATACAAACAATGCTACGGAATTGATTATCTAATCATTCGACCAAGTACTGTATATGGCGAACATCACGATTTAACTACCAGACTAATTACTAAGTGGGTCATCAACGCGCTAACAGGAAAACCATTAGAAATATACGGAGACGAAAATAAAACATTAGACTTTACTCACGTAGATGACTTCGTTGATGGAGTTTTATGTTTATTAGACAATTGGGAAGCTGTTCATGGAGATGCTTATGATATTTGTGGAGATGATTGTAGAAAATTAACAGATGTAGCCATGTTAATCGCAGATAGGATGCCTGGAAAATTCCAAGTTAACCTATGTCCTCCAGAAATAGCACAACCCCAAAATGTTAAAATTGATATAGAAAGACTAAGAGTTTTAGGATACAATCCAAAGATAAAGTTAGAAGAAGGACTAGACAGACTAATAAATTTTTATAAAACGGAGGGACAAAAATGGTTAAAGTAAGTATTACAAAATATAGATTTAAACCATGGAATTTAGGATTTTTAGGAGTAATGACTATGGTGATAACTGCCTTAATATTTCCTAACATAAAGTCTGTTTGGATTCAATTACCAATAATTATGGTGGGATGGTGGATATGTGAATGGTTGATAGAGAAAGAAGTTAATAATTGGTTATTTAATGAAGCAGAGGTGACTATAAATGAATAAACTAATAGTAGTAATAATGGGTCCAGGTAATGAGAACTTTATTAAAATGGCTTACGATTCTGTCAAAGAAGCGGACAAAGTACTTTATTTTACTAGTGACCCAAGAAGGATGCCAACTTATTTAGCAGGAAATACTTATTTTAACCATTGGGAAGAATCAGACAAACAAACAAACGGAAAAGCACGAAACGTTTATCTTAACTATCTAAAAGCAAATCATCCAGACGATTGGTGTCTAGTAATAGACGAAGACGAAGTAGTTGAAGATATACAGAAAGTCAAAGAATTCATCCAAACTGCCGAACCAGCACTTTATTCTCCTAAAATGAGACACTTCATTGGAGACCTAGGCCACGAAGATGCAACCCAAGTAAACCATTCAGTTCCAAACAGACTATTCAAGATAAGCGAAGCTATTAAATATCCACTAGAAAGTCATCCAGTATTAGTCGGAGGAATAGAAAAACTAACAGACTGTACTACTATCTGGCATTTAGGTCACTTGCCAATAGATTACATGAAATATATAATCAAACGATATAACCAACACACAAACGATTCAATAATTCATTCAAGCGATTTCCTACTAGATTGGAGAAATGCTCACTTGTTTGGGGGTTATCCTACTAGGACAGTAAATCCAACAACTATCCCAAAAGTAATATTAGACAATCTAAACATAGACTTCGACGAACTATACTTCATTCCAAGAAAACACATGCAAGCACAACACTATCAAGACGCAATAGATTGGAAAGATTACTTCGAACCATTTCAAGTAGTATTATATGGATGTGGACTAGGTCAAAGAGTAAAAGCACTAACTCAATTAGGTATACCTTCTATCGGATTTGATAAAAGTCAATATGCCGTAGATCATGCAATCGGGATAGTCAAGCAAGGTGATATAACTAAAATGTCTTATTCAGGTAAAGGTCTAGCTGTAGCATACGATTTATTAGAACATATTTCCTATGATGAAATAGATTTAGCCATAGATAATCTAATCAACGGTGCAGATGATATTCTAATAAGTGTACCATTCAAAAATACCCCAAATTGTGATGCAGATCCTACTCATATTATTAAAGAGACAAGAGACTGGTGGATTAAAATGTTCACTAAACGAGGATTAACCTTAGTCAAAACACCAGAACACTTCTTATTCAAAGAACAATTATTAATATTTAGGAGGAAAAATGGATAACGAAAGACTATTAAGGGGATTTGATACAATGACTGGTGTTCTTATAGCCTATGACAACCAAAGTAGAAACCAAGGACTTACCCAAGAAGCACTAGAAATGATTGAAGAAATAAGAGAACTCATTAAAAATAGAAAGGAGGAAAAATGAAAGAAGCAATAGCAGACTTAATTGACAGACTTTGTATAACTAACATCAAGATTAGTATCTTAGAGGCAGACATCCGACAAGGAAAAGAAGATGAGTTAGGACTCGAAGAAGTTGGACGTAGAGCATTAGAGATAAGAAACATCAACCGAGAAAGAGTAGCACTTAAAAATACCTTAAAAGAGATTTTTGGTGACGGATTTAAAGATATAAAGGTAAAACATGGCAGTGAAGAAAGAAGATAAACCCAGGTACTTAAATTTAGGCAGTGGTAACCGCCCAGGAGACATAAAAATGGGATGGATTAATATTGATGTAGATGAGAGTTGCAACCCAGATGTACTTAGAGACCTAGACCAAGGACTTCCATTTAATACTAATTCAGCAGACTATGTCAGAGCTAGTCATGTAATAGAGCACGTTGATGATATTTTCTTTTTTATGTACGAAATTTGGAGGGTCAGTAAACACGACGGAATCGTAGAAATAATCGCACCTCACCCAAATGCAAAGTATGCCATCAACCCTGACCATAAAAGATTTATTAGATTTAATTACTTTGAGTATTGGTCGCCAGAAGAACAGTTTATAGATTGTGTAATGAATGTCAATAAACAAACTATGGGAGCAATGTTTGTCTGTGTTGAACAATACTATGTAGAAAATGACGAAGCAATTAAATTTGTTTTAAAGGTGATAAAAAATGGACAAGACCAAAAATAAACCAATATACCTAAACTTAGGTAGTGGAAACAGACCAGGAAACAAGGATAAAGGTTGGATTAATATTGACATTGACAAAGGTTGTAATCCTGACGTAGTCAGAGACTTAGATAAGGGCTTACCATTTGATTCAAACTATGCTGACTACGTACGAGCAAGTCATGTAATTGAACATATTGACGACGTATTCTTTTTTATGTATGAAATTTGGAGAGTATCAAAGCAGGGAGGAATAGTAGAAATAATCGCACCCAACCATGCACACCTTTATTCCATCTATGCAAATCATAAAAGATTCATTAGACCACAATACTTTGATATGTGGAGACCAGATTGGGATAAAATAAATGCAGTAATGAACGCAAGTCAGGAAACCTTTGGGGCAATGTTCATAAGTTTAAGAGAAGAAATAGTTGAAAACAGTGGAGCAATAAAGTTTATCTTAAAGGTAATTAAAAACGGAGAAGACCAATGATAAAAGAGTGGACAAACAAATATAACCCTTTTAATAGTTGGAAGAATTTAGTACATAGTAGTCATTTCAATGCAATACTCAAACGAAAAGTTAAACCTCCAATCAATTTAAACTTTGACATGACTAATATATGTAATTATAATTGTAGGTTCTGTATGTTCGCAAACCGAAAAAGAACAGATAAAACTGGTCAATCGTTTAGAAACAATGAACTATTACCCTCTGATTATATTTTAAGTTTACCTAAGTTGTGGAAAAAATGGGGAGTAAAAGCAACTTGTATCGGTGGTGGCGGTGATCCTACTTGTCATCCCGCATGTATGGATATGTTAAAAGAATGTAAGAAACAAGGGCTAGATATAGGATTTGTGTCTAATGGATATTTATGTAATAATTGGTATTGGTGGACAACAATTTGTAATACCTGTAAATTTGTTGGATTCTCAATTGATGCTGGATGTAAGAAAGACTATGCAAAGGTTAAGGGTGTGCCTGAAGAACAATTTGAGGATGTAATACGTAACTTAAAGGGAATAGCAAGTATTAAAAGTGCGATGGGCAGTAAAGTAAACATAGGATTTAAGTTTTTAATAGACGATTATAATTACAAGTCAATCTATAAAGCAATCAAACTAGCCAGTGAAATAGGATGCAATACAATCCAAATAAGACCTGCTATTTCACCAACACAAGTAAAACTATTCAAAGAACATGGTAAAGAAATCTGGAACCAAGTTAAGAGGGGCAGAAAATTTGAACGAGATGATTTCAAAGTAATGGGCGTAACTCACAAGTTTAACCCCGACATGTCTAAAAAACATAACTTCAAAAAGTGTCGAGCAAGTATGCTAACGACTACTTGGTGTGCAGACGGAAAAGTATATATGTGTACTGATACACGAGGTAACCCTTGGGCGTATCTGTCTGACCATTATCCTAATCCTAAAAAATTCATTAAGAAATATTGGGGTAGTAAAGACCATTGGGACAAAGTAGATAAAATCAATCTTAAAAAATGTGACCGATGTACACTATGTTCTCAAAATGAGTTTTTTGAACATGTATTTATGAATGATGAAATGGAGATGAATTTAATATGAAACCTAAAGTAGCAATTATACTTCCAGTCCATAATGTAATGCCACACTTAGAAGAAATGTTAATAAGACTATACGACTCAACAAGTTTCCCATTCAAATTAATCATAGTAGATGCATATTCAAATGACGGAACAATTGAATTTCTAAATGATTTTATGAAAAAGCACTCAAACATAGAAATACACCAAATTCCTAAAAAGGGATTAGTAAACGCAATCAACTACGGAATAACTCAAACAGATTTAGATGTCTATTTAACACAAGCAGATGTAATCCATTTTAAATTATACGGAAAAGATTGGTTACTCGATATGTACGAACACGCCCACAGAAAAGATGTCGGTGTAGTAATGGGAATGGGCGGCGGCGGAGTAAGCGGTAAAACATTTATGGAAGGATTAAGATGGGCAGGAACCTGGAATACTTATCTCCCAAGAAAAACCATCGACAAAGTAGGACTATTTGATGAAAAGTTTTCAGGTGGAGACGACATAGATTACTCATATAGAATCGGATGTGCTGGACTAACTGGAATGATTCTAGGTTTCTGGGTTCAACATCACCAATTAACTGAACGAAATAATACTCACTCATCTGATCATCTAATTAAAATGGGAAAACTATTCAGAAAGAAACACAAACTATGAAAATAGCAGTAATAAATCCGCCTAGTCCGTTTTTAACGAACGAACGAGTATTTCCTAACATAGGACTAGTCAGGGTAGCTACAGCTTTATCCAAAGAACATGATGTAAACTTTCTAGATTTAACTGATTCACAAGTCCCAGAAAAAACAATGAAGATATTG